GGGAGGCAGATGAACTTGAAGATATCTCCCGTGTTGTGGAAGGATCAGGTCGCCCGAAGATCGAAGTCCGGTCGCGGGAGGTCCATCGCCGGTTCTTCACCACACGCCCTTGGACCCTCTCTTCCGCCCTCTCCTACATCGCAGCCGGCGGTCGTTTCGATTTCGACAAGCGTGTGGACTTCGAATCCCAAGCCTCTCGCACCGCAGCCGGGGAAGCCCAAGCCACCCGCGATTGGCTGCTCTCTCTCCAGGACTCCCGCCATGCCGCGTAAGCCTTCCATCACCCCGAACAAGCACATTCACACCACTATTCCTGCCGACCTCGCGGCCCGCCTCGACCTCTTCCTCTGGTCTGACGTGGAAAAGCGAGTCCCACAGGGAGCCTACCAATCTTTCTTCTGCGACGCCATCAGGGACTTCTTCAACAAGCGCACGGTCGACGTGGCTCCTTACATTCCGGAGGCTACCATCGGGCAGCACCTGATCACCTCCACCCCCGACACCCTTCGGGTTGTCCTGGCCGCATTGAAAGGAGAACAGGCATGACCACATTTTCCCAGACAGTCACCCTCGATTTCGGAAATCTCGGCGAGCATGAAGTTCAGGTCGATTACACCTACAGTCCTTGCCGTCCCGGAAAGATGTACATGCCGAACGGCGATCCAGGATACCCGGACGAACCCGCTGAAGTCGAAATCCTGAACGTCTGGCTGTACGAACTCGACGTTCTCCAGTATCTCTCGGATCAATCCTACGACTCCCTTCTCGACACCATCAGCAACAATCACTCTTACGAGGACTAATCATGGCAACCCCTGAACTCAATGCAAAAATCGCTGTATGGCGCCAGTCTGCTCTCGACGGCACCCTTACCCAGGATGACCTCCGCCAAGCCATCGACGCCCTTCGCGGGGAACGCCGCAGTGCCTCCGTCGCTTCGGACAAGTCCCGCAAGGCCAAGGCGGTCCGGGAAATACCTTCAGCAGATGACCTGCTGTCCGAACTCGAAGGACTCTGATCATGAGTATCATCGTTCCTGTCTATCTTACCGATAGCAACCGCTCTGGATACCTTCAAGCCTCCACCGACCAAGAGCGCCTTGACAAGTCCTTGCTCTACTTCGGCCCGCTGGATATGTCAGATTATTGGACCCGGCTTGGGACGGCAGAAGTCACTGTAACCTGGGCGCCGGAGTCCAACATCCGCGAAGCTGAACTCGCTTCCGTCGATTCCCAGATCGAGAAGATCGAGAAGGCTGCCCGACAAGAAATCAACCGTCTCCGCGAATACCGTTCCACCCTTCTCTGCATCGAGGCTCCAAAGTGACCTACACCCGCCCACCCTTCCCCGAAGTCATCGACTCCACTATCATCGCATCATTCCGCTCTTGCCCGCGCAAGATGCAGCTGGCTTACCTCGAACACTACAAACCCAAGGTCGTATCCGTCCATCTTCACGCCGGAGCTGCCTACGCAGCCGGCCTCGAAGCGGCACGGGAAGCCTTCTACCTCCACGGAATCCCGGAGCAGGAAGCAATAGAAACCGGCCTTGGCGCGCTGATCAAGTCCTACGGCGACTTCGAATGCCCGGAAGATTCCGCCAAGTCCCTCAACCGTATGATGGGAGCCTTCGAATTCTACTTCGAACGCTACCCTATGAGCGAGGATCAGGCCGTTCCTGTCACCCTCCCCGGCGGCGGCAAGGGGATCGAGTTTTCCTTCGCCGAACCAATCGACGCCACCCACCCAGAGACAGGCAACCCTCTCCTCTACGTCGGTCGCATGGATATGATCTGTGACTACGCAGGTGGCTGGTTCGGAGAAGATGACAAGACCACGTCCTCCCTCGGCGCTTCCTGGCCCAAGCAGTGGGATCTCCGCAGTCAGTTCACGGGTTACTGCTGGGGCGCCGAGCGCGCAGGTTTCCCCCTTCAGGGCTTCCTCGTCCGGGGTGTCTCTATCCTCAAGACCAAGTACGACACCATGCAGGCTTTAACCTACCGCCCCAAGTGGATGATCGAACGCTGGTACGAACAACTTCTCCGCGACGTATCCCGCCTCAAGACCATGTGGGAAACCGGAGTGTTTGACTACTCCCTTGACCACGCTTGCAACGAGTATTCCGGCTGCGAATTCCGACAAGTCTGCCTGAGTCAAGACCCCGATCCGTGGCTTCGCGGCTCGTTCCAGCGGAAAGTCTGGGATCCCGTGAATCGCCGGGAAATCATTCTGGAGAACTGAGCTGTGGCGGAGCCGTCGGGAAATTCAACTGTTTTGTACATGGAAGGGGAATCAGTTGTCGGTCAGCGTGAAGTTTACTGTTGCGGCTACTCCCCCACAACTGGGATTTCTGTTTCTGCATACTGGCCGCATACAGCCTACTTCTGCCCGATGTGCGGGGAAATCTGGGGGAGGGCGATCTACTCGCACCACTTTGATTACAAGCCTATACCACAATCCTCCTGGATGGTCGAAACGCGACGTTGCGTTAAGCATGGCGACGGAACTTTCTTAACAAGCCAGTCACTCGACCACTGCAGTACAAACCTTTTAACCCGCGAATTCCTTGCAATACTAGAAAACTGGAAAGAAGACTACGATGACTGATATCTCCGCAACGTCCACCCAAGCCACTACCCTCATGGGGCCAAAGGTCCTTCTCGAAGGTCCGTCTGGTGTCGGCAAGACCCACTCTCTCGGGACTCTCGTTGACTGGGCAGCCGCCCAAACCCCCGCACCGGAGGTCTTCTGCCTATTCACCGAGAACGGGCTTGAGTCCCTCCTCGGTTACTGGCGTGACCACGGGAAGGAAGTCCCGGCTAACCTTCACTGGCACGTCGCCATGACGAAGACCCTCACGCTCGACTCCCTCATCACCGGCGCAGATAACGTAGGCAAGCTCTCTTACGAAGCCCTCACGAAGATGCAGGATGGCGGGCGCTCCAAGAACAACGCCTTTCACAAGATCCTCTCCGCCTGTGCCAACTTCCCTGATGACCGCACTGGCCAGAAGTTCGGTTCCGTCGACTCCTGGGGGGCAGATCGCATCTTCGTCATCGACTCTCTCTCCGAACTCGGAAACGCCAGTATGAAAATGGTCATCGGGAACAAGCCGACGGCCTCCCCTTCTGACTACGGCGTAGCCCAAAACAACCTGATGAATTTCCTCCGCCTCTGCACCCAAGGCATCGCGGCCACCTTCGTTATCACCGCTCACGTGGATCGACAGACAGACGAAATCACCGGCGGCATCAAGCTTATGACGAAGGCCATCGGCAAGGCTATGGCGAACGATATTCCTCAGCTCTTCTCCGATGTTATTTATGCCGTTCGAGAAGGTAGTTCGTGGTATTGGGATACAGCAGCAAGCAACGTAGATGTAAAAACTCGCAGTCTTCCAATTTCGGCAAAAATAAAACCTGACTTCGCCCAGATCATGGACAAATGGTCTAACCGCCGCGCATAATGTAAGGCCCACGGGAGCCTTAATCCCAACCAACCTTTCCGCAGTTCAAACCGCAACATCCTATCAAGGAGCTTCAAATGTCTTTCGATTCCTCTTTCAATCCCGATACCTTCCTCGATGCCACCCTGACCGACCCGACCGAAAAGCGCCCGCCGCTTCCCGTTGGCGATTACACTGCCATCCTGGGTGCAGTCACGGCCCGCCAGTGGCAAGGCAAGGCCGACCCGACCAAGAGTGGTATTGCGTGGGATATTCCTGTCACCATCGACGTTCCGGCTGAAGTCCAGGCCGAACTCAAAATGGACCAGTCCACGCTGAACCTCAAGGACTCGATCATGATCGACCTGACTGCCAATGGCACCATCGACAACGGCCCTGGCAAGAATCGTCGCCTCCGCGCATACCGTGAAGCTACGGATATGAACAAGCCTGGCGACGTGTTCTCCGCCCGCAAGATGGAAGGCAAGATCGTCAAGGTCAAGATCACCCACGACTTGTGGGAAGGTCAGCCGATCGAGAAGATCTCCGGCGTCGTCGCTCTGTAATTAACTTGTAGTTCTTGGGGGAGGTTTCGGCCTCCCTCTTTTTACGCTCAGGAGATTCAAATGAATAAGAAGATTTTCGCTGCCGCTCTCGCAGTTATTACCCTCCCCGCCTTTGCAACCGGCGACCACGGTAAGCCGAGCAAGCCCTCCACCCCCTCCACCACGGTCAGCAATCGTATCAGCAATGACGTTCGAAATACCGCTGTCGCGTTTGCGAACAGTCGGGCAAGTAGTTCCGCACTCAGCGGCTCAGTGTCAGGCGCAACAGGTGGAGCTGGTGGGCAAGGTGGTGTCGGTGGTGCTGGCGGTTCCGGAGGCTTGGGCTTCGGTGGTCAAGGTGGCGCCAGCTCAAGCGGCCCTTCCACCTCAACCTCCTCCGGTGGCTCCATCGGAAGTGTCACTTCAAGCATCACCTACGAAAAGCCCGTCGCGGCCCTCTCGCTCGGCAGCCTATACCCCTCCGCACCTTGCATGGGAACCAGCAACTTCGGCGGAGGCAATCCATTCTTCAACATCGGAGGCGGCACCAGCTGGGAAAGTTCCGAATGTAACATCCGGGAAACGGCGCGCAGCTTCTCTGGCCTCGGCCTCACCGCAGACGCCCTCGCAATCCTCTGCACCAGCGAACACGCCAAGGCCGCGCCCTCCTGTATCGCCCTTGCCAAGCCCAAGGAATAACAACCATGACCAAGCGCTTCATCGCAGCCTCCCGCCTCGTCATTCCCGAGAATCGCCAGCGTCGGGAATTCAAGCTCGGGGAACTCAACGAACTTGCCGCCAGCATCCAGACCAACGGCCTAATCCACGCCCCAACAGTCCGAATCGAAGGGGAAGACTACATCCTAGTCTCCGGCGAACGTCGTGTCCGTGCCATCAAAGACATTTACGAACTCGGCGGAACTTTCTCCTATGACAACGAGGAAGTAATCTCCGGCCTCATTCCTTACACCTTTCTCGGCGACCTCTCCCCCATCGAAGCTATGGAAGTCGAACTCGAAGAGAACGTCCGTCGTACCGACCTCACCTGGGCAGAGCGCGCTACCGCCACCGCCAAGCTTATGGAACTCCGTCAAGTCCAGGCTCTCTCCTCCGGCGCCCCGCTTCCATCCACGGCGGATCTCGCAGAAGAAATCAGAGGTTCCCGCACCGGATCTTACCACGAAGCCACCCGCAAGGAACTTCTCCTCGCCGATAACCTTCACATCCCGGAAGTTGCGGCAGCCAAGACCGCCGACGAAGCTTTCAAGATTCTCAAGCGGAAGGAGGTCACGGCACGAAATCAGGAAGCTGCCGCCATTGTCGGGAAGACCTTCACCCACACCCTCCACAAAGCCATCAACACCGACAGCTTGGAGTGGATGAAGAAGTGCCCAGACAGCACATTCGACATTATTCTCACGGACCCTCCCTACGGAATGGGTGCAGATGAATTTGGAGACAGTGGAAAATCTGGCGAATACACAGAGCATGCTTACCTGGATGATCTGCAGACAGCCACTCTCTGCTACTCAGCCCTCGCCAAGGAAGGATTCCGCATCACCAAGCCCGATGCCCACCTCTACGCTTTCTGCGATATCGACCTGTTCCCGAAACTCAAAGCACTTTTCTCAGACTACGGCTGGCGTGTTTTCCGCACCCCGCTGATCTGGTACAAGCCCTCCGCATTCCGCGCACCCTGGCCAGAGCATGGACCACAACGCAAGTACGAAACAATTCTCTTCGCAATCAAAGGGGATCGCAAAGTAAACAAACTCTATCCTGACGTACTCACCTATCCCCCTGATACCAACCTCGGCCACCAAGCCCAGAAACCCATCGCCCTCTATCAAGATCTCCTCTCCCGCTCCTACCGCCCCGGAGACAAAGTCCTCGACCCCTTCTGCGGCTCCGGGCCAATCTTCCCAGCAGCTCACAGCCTCAAATGCGAAGCCACCGGCATCGAGATTGAACCCGGCAACTACGGAATCTCAGTCTCCCGCATTCAAGCCCTGGCTGAAGGCCTGGAGCCAATCGAACTTTTATAACTAAGGAACCATCATGGAACTGCTTGCTGTTGTAGTCGACACTGAAACAACCGGATTCACCAAGCCTGAGGTTATCGAAATGGCTTGGGTAGAGCTGGCTGAACGCACCTTCGAACGCATCGACCATATCAAGTGCGAGAAGTACAAGCCAGAAGGCCCAATCGAACTCGGTGCAATCGCTACCCACCACATCCTCCCGTCGGACCTCGCTCTCTGCCCTCCCTACACCCAAGATGAACTCCCCGCATCCCAGTACATGATCGGTCATAACGTCGACTTCGATTGGGATGTTCTCGGGAAGCCGAAGGTCAAGCGCATCTGCACTCTCGCCATGTCTCGCGCTATCTGGCCGGAACTCGACAGCCACAAGCTCACCTCCATGTTCTACCATATCCACGGTCTCAATCCACTGACACGCGACGTAGTACGCAACGCGCACTCGGCCCTCCACGACGTAGCCATGACCTGTCAAATCTTCAATTACATCACGGAGAAGGTTGGCCTGACCTCGTTCGAAGAAGTTTGGGCCTTCTCTGAACGCGCTCGTATCCCTACCCACATGACCTTCGGGAAGTACAAGGGAAGTCCAATCAAAGATGTGGACAAAGGTTACGTATCCTGGTATCGCAAGCAACCGGACCCAGATCCCTACCTCCTGATGGCTTTCACCCGCGCAGGAAAGTAACCATGCCCCAAAGCCGTTTGTCTTCCGCAGCCGAAGCCTCGCTCAATGTAACCTTCGGCTTTGGTGTTTCCGTTCTCGCTAACTGGATTATACTTCCCCACTACGGAGTATCAAACAAACTCGCAACCTCTATTGAAATCGGTCTTTGGTTTACTCTTATCAGCTTCGCCAGGAGCTATATCCTGCGCAGATTGTTCGTGTGGTTACACGGAAAGGGAGTTCTAAAATGAGTCGTATGGGAACAGGTCAGCCTAACAGCAAGATCATGATCGTCGGAGAGTGCTTCACCGAGGCCGAAGAATACCGTGGAGAGGCCTTCCTCGGAATGGGGGGCGAAAACCTTAACAAGATGCTCCACGAAGTCGGCATCATGCGAAGCGAGTGCTACACAACCAACCTTTGCAACGCCCGCCCTCCAGCATCCTCTATCTCTTCCTGGATTGCGGAAAAGAAGAAAGACATAACTGCCGGCCACACCCTCTGGAAAGGCAAGTACGTCACTCGCCAGATCATTGACGGCTACGAACGCCTGATGCAAGAAATCGAACTCGTCAAGCCGAACATTATCATCGCCTGCGGCAACGCCCCGACTTGGGCCTTGACAGGTGCCTGGGGGGTGATGAAATGGCATGGCTCCCAGCTCAATATCGACGGCGACCCGACTAAAACCAAGGTAATCCCAACCTATCACCCCGTCCAGATCCAGTGGGCCTATGACCTCCGTGCTATCATGGTCAATGATCTTCGCCGAGCAGCCCGTGAAAGCCTAACAACTTCCTACACAAACCTTCCCGCGTGGAATTTCACAATCCGCCCAAGTTTCCAAACAGCCCGCGATACCCTCCAGGCCCTTCTTTCCCAGCTCGAGCAAGCCCCGATGTGGATCACCTTCGACTTGGAAACTCGCGCTGGTCACATTGCTTGCTCCGGCCTTTCCTGGACCCCAACCGACGCCCTCTGCATCCCCTTCATGTGTGTTGAGTCCCTCGATGGCTACTGGGAACTCGACGAAGAAGCAGCTCTCGTTCATCTCACCTACCTCGCCCTCACCCACCCCAACGCAAAGGTTCGCGGCCAGAACCTCCTCTACGATGCGCAATACACCTACCGCCATTGGCACTTCGTTCCGCGCGTAGTCCAGGATACCATGATCTCCCACCATACCATGTGGGCAGGTCTCCCCAAGCGTCTCGACTTCCAGGCCTCGATGTACTGTGACCACTACGTTTACTGGAAAGATGATGGAAAAACATGGACTAAAGATGTGGGCGAAGACCAGCTCTGGTCGTATAACTGTGTCGACTGCGTTCGTACCGACGAGGTCGGGGCTAAAGAACTTGCTGCGATTGAGCAAATGGGCCTGGGCGAGGTCGAAGCTTTCCAGCAAGCGCTCTTCTGGCCAGTCCTCAAGGCTATGCAGATCGGTGTTCGTATTGACAAGAAGGCACGCAATCTCTTTGCGATGGAACTCCAGGAAGAAATGGAAAAACGTGAGGCCTTTTTCGCCTCCATCCTCGGGCATCCGCTGAACCCGCAGTCGCCGGTCCAGATGGCTAAGCTCTTCTACAACGACCTGGGCATCCCTCCGATCATGTCCCGCGCGAAGAAAGGCTCCCCACCTCACATCACCTGCGACGACGAAGCTCTCGTCAAGATCATGAAGAAGGAGCCGCTCACCCGCCCACTGATCAGGGCTATCCAAGAATACCGCTCTCTCGGGGTATTCCTTTCCACCTTCGTCATGGCCGCACTCGACAAAGATGATCGGATGCGTTGTTCCTATAACATCTGCGGCACGGAAACCTATCGTTTCAACTCTTCCAAGAATGCTTTCGGCTCCGGCACCAACCTTCAAAACGTCCCCAACGGCTCCGAAGAAGACGGCCTAGTCCTCCCCAACGTGCGCAAGCTCTTCATCCCCGACGACGGTTTCACCTTCTTCGACATGGACCTTGACCGCGCCGACATGCAAGTTGTCGTATGGGAATCTGGGGAAGCCGCACTCAAAGAAGCCCTTCGTAAGGGTGTCGACATGCACATCCTTAACGCCATCACCCTCGCAGGCAAGGAACTTCCCGACCTCGACTGGCTCTGCGACGGCCACCCTGAATACGACCGAATCAAGTCCCTCTACAAGCGTGAGCGCCAGCTCGCAAAAGCCTTCATACACGGAACTAACTACGGTGGCGGTCCTCGTACAATGGCTATCGCAGCCGGCGTCACAGTCGCACAAGCCGAGCGTTTCCAACGCATCTATTTCGGAGCCTACCCTGGCATCAAAGAATGGCACAACCGCACCGAACTTCAACTGAAAACCAAACACTATGTCCAGAACGCTTTTGGTTATCGTCGTTATTACTTTGATCGTGTTGATGGCCTCCTCCCAGAAGCCCTCGCGTGGATACCACAGTCTACCGTTGCGAACGTCATCGACCGAGCCTGGCTCAACATTCACAACAACATCCCCGAAGTCAAAGTTCTCTTGCAAGTTCACGATTCCCTCTGCGGAGAATTTCCAACCCACAAAAAGGCCTGGTGTCTTCAGCGAATGCAAGAGGAAGCCAGAGTCCTCGTCCCCTACGAAGACCCGCTGATTATTCCTGTGGGGATCAACTGCTCTGAGCAATCCTGGGGAGCATGCAAGTGACACAGCGCAATTTCCCCTCCTGGCTCGATGCCTACGTCAAGTACGCCTCCGTCACCGAAGCCCCCAAACGAATGCACTTCTGGGCCGGAGTCTCTGCCATCGCCGGTTCCCTTCGCCGCAAGGTCTGGATCGACATGGCCCGCTTCCAATGGCTCTGCAATATGTACATAGTCTTCGTGGCCCCTCCGGGGGTCGTCTCGAAGTCAACCACTACCGACATTGCAATGGACCTTCTCAAGGAAGTCCCCGGAATCAAGTTCGGTCCCGATGTTGTGACCTGGCCAGCCCTAGTCTCCGCCTTCGCTGCTTCCTCCGAAGCGTTTGTCTACGAAGACGAATGGCACACCATGTCACCACTCACACTTGTCGCTTCCGAAATGGGTTCCCTGATTAACCCCCAAGATCGGGAAATGGTTAACCTCTACATCACGCTCTGGGACGGCCGTAAGACATTCGAGAAGGTTACTAAGATGTCTGGAAACGATACCGTCGAAGCCCCTTGGATCAACATGCTAGCCTGCACCACCCCACACTGGATCGCAGACAACATGCCAGCAGCAACCATCGGAGGGGGATTCACCTCCCGTTGCATCTTCGTATACGCCGATGAGAAAGAACGCTTCATCCCCTTCGTGGATGAAATGGCTGACGGTACAGACGCAGAAACCCGTCGAAAACTAATCCAAGATCTCGAACATATCTCCCTCAACATAGCTGGTCCTTATAAAATCCACCCACTTGCTCGCGAATGGTATCGTCCGATCTATGAAGAGTTCTGGCGCAATGCCCGCGAACGTATGGACAATACAGTCCTCGAAGGCTACGCTGCTCGTAAGCAAACCCACCTGTTCAAAACCGCCCTGGTCATCGCCGCATCCCAGCGCGACGAACGCATCATCACGCTAGACGATATTCAACTAGCCTCGATGATGTTGACCGACGTAGAGGGTTCCATGGACAACGTCTTCTCCAGAATCGGGCGTACTGAAGATTCTCTCCATGCAGAAAAGTTTGTCCAGTTTGTCATCCGCAAGGGTGGTGTTCCCTACGAAGAAGCCTATCGCCTGGTCTATTCTCACTTCACCGATTTCCGTGATTTCGAAGGGGTCGTATCTGGCGCTATCCGCTCTGGCCAGCTCACTCTCGAACAGCGCGGAGATAAATTCTGGCTTCGCCCAACCGGAGCCGCCGCCGCGAAGTATGCAACAGCCTCCCCAGCTTCGAAGGCTAGCTCGACGTTG